GTTATGATTGCCACTGTTATGATTGCCACTGTTACAATGGCCACTGTTATGATTGCCACTGGTTATCAATTCCTGTTTTTCTTCACCTTCAATTTCCCGAAGGATAGTAAGGGAGTTAGTTCCGTACTTATCTCCACTTCTTACATAATCACCTGCAATAACTTCAAAGATTCTGCTTTCAGAAAGTTTATAATTACTTTCTTTTTCAATCGCGAAAAGTTCCCTGCAAAAGTGAATCACCTTATCGGTACAACATTCGAGTTCTTCTTTCGGTGTATTCTTTGTGTAGGTCTTTCCTACCTCAAACTTAAATCCTCTGCAACATCCGTCCTTGTCTGTACATTTATACCCAATCATTTAATACCTCCTTTTTTTTGTTTCTGTATCCATTTGTAGAATGCCTTTGCTTCCCGCTGCTCCTGGTCCTCTTCGCTTTCCGTTTCTTCTGTAAACTGATAGTGAACGATTTTCCGCTCCTGGAGCATGCATTCGTCGCCCTGGTATTCGTCTTTGTCTTCGTCTCCTTCCCGGATGAACTTCTGCAAATCGACAAAGTCTACAATTTTATCAACCTTCCTCATATAGTACAGTTCATGCACCACCCGAAGAAAAAGATAACCGGGAAAGTTTTTTATTACCTCAAAATCTGCACGCTTGATGTACTGCTCGATCATGTAGGTTGCTGCGTCCTCGGCCTTTATCTTTTTTGTTTCCCAGGTGAGTGAGCGCACATGCTTGTTCTTCTGGGCAATGGCATTTATAAATTTTAAGCTCAGCGTTCTTGAGAGCTGGTACATTCTTACAAGCGCCTTTCTGTCTCCGTGGCGGTATTCCCACTGACACTCAAGCAGGAACTCGTTGTCGTTTTTTGGTTCCGGAAAATGTGGGAGCGCGTCTGTCTGTTCTTTCAGGTTTTTCTCGGCTTCCTCCTTTTCGGTTTCCCAAAAATCAAACGACAGGACTTGCTGCTTCATGCTCATGTAACGTTCTCTCTCTTCGCGCTCCATCTTCTAGCTCCGTTACATTCCGTAATTTAAAAATCCTGCACGGCGGATTGACTCAACATCAAGCTTTATGTGCTGCTCTTTGTCCGGGGTGTATCCGCACGTTCCATCTGCCTTTCTTTCCCAGAACTTCGAATATGTTCTTGAGAAATCGTCCTCGGTTAAGGTCAAAGGGTTTCCCTTCTGGTCTTTGCATACCGGGCACTGCCATTTCTTCTCGTAGATTATCTGGCCTTCGTTCTTTGATGTTTTGTAAAGGCTTTTGAAAGTCACCAGCCACAAAGGGTGAAGGCTTTTATAATCCTGTCCCATTCGCTCTACGCGCTTTACGCAATAAGGGCAGTAAGAATACTTGCTTGTGCCCTGCAACGAAGTGCGCCCTATAATTTTTTTTGTTACAAGGTCGCTGTCCGGGTTGCAGATGCTTGCCACCATCATGTCCTTTGCACTTTTAATTTCGCTCATAGATTTATTTCCTCCCAGGTGTAAATCTTCCCGCAATCCTGGCACTTGTATTTAAGGCCGTTTTCAATCAGCTTGAGGCTCTCTTTACCGCAAGCCGGACACTTTTCTAAGCGCTCTTTTATTTCCGGCGCGGTGTTCCGACCTTTCTGTTTCTTGAAGTCCAGAAAGTTTTTATGTCTGTAATTTGCCGGTGTGCATTTTTCCCAGATGCGCGATCCGACAAAACTTGAAAATGAAAGCTGAGGCAGGTCCCAGGAGTCCGGGTGTTGCAGCTCATAAATATAATTTTTTATCGTCTGCAATACTTCCGCGGAACTGTAGCCTTTTAGTTTTTGAAGTGAATTCTTGAAGTCTACGCACTGAAACCGGAATAAATCGCCGTTTTGGCATGGTAATCCTGCGTTGTTGAAAAGTTCAAAGACTCGTTTTGAATAATTTTCTTGCGGAGCAGTCAATGATGATGGTGCAGAGGCGCCTGTGTCGCTGTTATTAGCATTACCATTATCCTTTTCTTTCTCATTCTCATTCTCATTCTCATTCTCATTCTCATTCTCATTCTCTTTTCCATTGGTTTCTGAAATAAAATAACCCCCCTTTTCGTTTTCAGAAAACCCTGTTTTCTTTGAAGGTCTACCCCCGGTTTTTCCGTTTTCTCTGTCTTCTTTATTTTTGCGTACGCTTGCTATAACTGTTCTTAAAGCAGCTTTTACAAGCGGTGTAAATTTTGTATAGTCCGGCTCGATGTCTCTATATGCAAAGTTATGGATTGCTCGCATATAAATTCCGTATTCTTCGTCGGTCATGTCTTCGCCAGCTTCAAAATAAGATATGTACTCAGTTATGGATGAAACCATCTTTTTCTCCTTCAAACTTTACGATTTCCCTCTCAACAATTTTCTTTACGAGTCTTAAGCATTCGCTCTGGTTGAACCCGATGTTACAAACGTGATTGCATGCAAGGCTGCAGACAATCGCAATGTTCAGCGGGTGGTCAATTACAAAGCTTCCCCATTTTTTTCTGTTAGTTTCTGTATTTGCGATTCTGTGTGCTCCCTGCCATGTACTATTGGTGAGAGGCTTTCCACAAACTTCGCAAACTCCACCGCATGTGGTTATTGCTTCTACGCGCTGACGTTGTTCTGCTTCGTTCATTCTGCGCCTCCTGCAATAAAATATTTTTTTACGCGTCGGGCCTCTCCGTATCGGTTGTTAACATTCAGCCATTCGTATTCAATTTTTACGCCCTTTTCTTTAAGTTCAAAAATGCGGGCGCTCAGTCTTGTTTCTCCGAGCTTATGGTTTGCTTCGTAGGTTGTTATTCCTTTGTGCTCGCGCATAAAGTCGTAGACTCTCTGCTGTGTCTTGTCTAATATCAGTTTTTTTGTTCTGGTGCTCATTCTGCTTCCTCCCTTAGAATGATTCCTAACTGTGCAGCCAGCATGTGACTTGCTTCGATTAGCTTTGCACATTCCTCTGTGTCGCTGTTCCTTTCCTGCTTTGGTACTACGTACCCGCATACCGTGTCGAAAGGGTAGCCGAGCTGTTCAACGGCAATCATCTTTACACAGTATTTGATTGTTTCGTGGTCGTTTCCGGTCACGTTACAAATCTGTGCTATGTGACCATTGAGATGGTGCGATTGCGATCCTTTTCCGGTTGTGCGTGGTTTGTAGGGTGGCTTGAAGGTCAGCGACACAAAGTCGTTGTACTTGTCACGGCAGAGTGTAAGAACGTTTCGGAGCGCTTCCTGCAGTTCGATTTCCTGTGGAATTTCAAACTTGATGTATCCTTTTTCGTTTATTCGTCGCAAAACAATTTTTAATTCTGCCATGACTTCCTCCTAGAAAATTGCGTCCAACTTTTCTTCTGTTTCTTTGCTGATTGGTTCTTCTGTGCTATAAGGAATATCTTCCGGGAAAGGCTCCTCTAAAGGTTTTGTGCGGGCTGCTGCTTCCATAGACAGCCACTGAATTACTTCCTGTGCTGTCTTTGTCATTCGAAGCTTTCCAAGGCCGTTTACTTCGCCCTTTGTGAAAACAAGCTGACCGGCTGCGTTCTTTGTGTGTAAAAGTTCTTTAATGCGCTTGTTTTGCTCCGGTGTATCCGGTCCTCCGGCTGGCTGTGGGACAGTTTCTTTTTTCTGCGTTGTCTTAGTTTCCTGCTGATTTCGAGAATTAAAATCCGGGTTGCCGTCCGGTTTTCCGTCCGGGTCTTCGTCGCTTGAAATTCCGAGCATTGCACAAAGTGTGTAGCGCTTCATGTAAGTAATTGCTGCACCTACGTTCTGTGCTGCGTTTCCTTTTGCCAGTGAAACATCCGGCAGGGTTGTTGTGTCTTCTATCCACTCGCCAGCGTTGTTAAAAATGCGTGTAGAAATTGCCCATTTGCCCGATTCGAGTGTTGTAAGCGCCTGCATAAAACCGAGGTTATATTTCGCAAGAATAGGACGCACTGTAGAAATCACAGTGTCTAAATCTGTGTAGCGGTAGTTATAACCGTTCTTGTCTTTTGGCAAAGTCGGAAATTCCGCCTGTGCTTTTGTAAAATTTTCTAACAGTTTTGTTATTGATTCGCTTTGTTTCATACTTACCTCCGCTTAGTTGTAGCTGTATCCGTTGTCGTCATATCCGGCATTGTCGTACCCACCGCCCTGGTTTCCGTTGTCCTTTCCACCAAGAAGCTGGATGTCGTTTGCAACAATCTTGATTGCGCTTCGGTTCTGTCCGTTCTGGTCCTGCCAGCGTTCCTGCTTCAAAAAACCTGTAACACCAATCTGCTTTCCTTTTGTGAGGAACTTCTGCAGGTTTTCTGCCTGCTTTCCAAAAATCACAACGTCGAAGTAGTTTGCTTCGTCTACCCATTCCTGGCCTTTCTTTACGCGTCTGTTGATTGCGATTGAAAGTTTACCTACTGCCATTCCGCCGGGTGTGAAGCTTACTTCTTCGTCTCTTGTAAGGTGTCCAATTAGTGTTGCTGTATTTATATCTGCCATTTTTCTGGCCTCCTTCTTAAAAATAACCGGGAGGGTAGTTTTGGGGACTTCTCCCGGGCCGTCTTTCCGGCTGTCTTTCCAAATTTGCAGTTTGCCTTTTTGACTGCGATTTAGTACGCGCCACAAGTTCAGCCGGCAAGCGTTCCTTGTTTTGTATCATGCAGTCCGCCTTGGCGGGCTTCATCGTTTCCGCTTCTAGCTTTCTACGAACCTTACCGGAAGCTTTAACAATGCCTTTTATTTTTTGAATTTGTATAAAAACGTGCAGGTTATCTCCCGCCTGCCAGGGATATTACCAGCCCATACGGGCAAGGTTGCTTTTTATGATGATTCAATGATCATCGCGTCCGGGTCGTAGGTAGGGTCACCATGCCAGTTTGCGCTGGCTATGTAGGTTACCTGCTTGCCTGCGTCTCCTTCGTATGTCACCTCTCTTCTTCTGGCAATCCCAGGTCCGTGAGGTTTTGAAGCAAGGCTTTTTGCACATTCCTCGCAGTAGTTGTTGCCATAGTCCATTCGGAATAAGCTCCTGCTTCCGTAGTTAGAAATATCCATCATGTAAGATTTGTTGTAAGGTTTGATAAATCTGTGACAGACACGGCAGCAGTGTCTGTCTATTGTTGTTAAATCGTCCGCAACAATATACCGAGGGTCTAGAACCCAAACCCCGACCGGGAGCACTGTCATGTTTCCGAAGTCGTCATAGAGTTCTTTTACACCTGTCGATACCCATCTTTGAGCTGTGGGGCTAAAGTCGTACGCTACGTCGAGCGTCCCGTTTTTTGTAAAAATTGGATTTCTGAATTCAACAGGAACAGCCGGTAAAGTATTACTAATTATTGCTGTCATCAGCGGCCACCTCCTGTGGTTCTTCTGTTTTTTTAATTGTCAGATACCAAAGTCCGTGGTCTTCCTGCGCAGCCTCGATTACTTCCCAATTTTCCCAGTTTAAGGTTGTTACAATTTCTTTAAGTTCGTTGCTCATTTGCAACCTCCTTGTGTTTTTTTAAGACGCTTGTCATGGTGGCCACCGTTTCAAGCTATAGCCGGTGCAGGAGTCGAACCTGCGAACCCTTCCGGCTTATCCGAGCAAAACCCGGATTATTATGTAACCTGCAATTAGAAGAACTATTGCAATTGCAATTTTTTCGTCCTTCTCAAGTTCCCATGTTTTCCTTGCTTTCCACACGTTTCCTTTTTTCTTACAAGTTACTTTTTGTTTCATTTTTCCCCTCGTTTTTGCCTGGTTAAAAAAAAAAGAAACCCGACCATTTTTTCCGCCTAGAAAAATGGCCGGGTCCAATAACCCACAAAGTGGATAAGAAAAGGCGGCTGTCTTATCAACTCTGCTGAAAAAAAAGAAACTTTTAAGAATTTCTCTTTTCCAAGTTGAGTTAAGATTAACCGAACTCTTTTTCAATGTCAAGTTATTTTTAAATCTTAATAGCTATTTTTTTCAAAAAAACAACAGAAATTCAGCTAATTGTCAGCAAATTAAATTAAAGTTTTCGTGGTATACTTGTCGAAACAAACAACGCTATGAAAACTTATCCGCCCAAACTCAAACACAAGGCTATTTTGCCTGTGTACATCAAAGGTCTTTATTACGGCAAGTACACCCTTCGTCAGGCTTCTGAGTCGACAGGGTATACTCGTGAGCATTTGTGTGTCCTCAAAAAGCAGTATGCACTTCTGGGGGACACTTTATTTGAACACCGGAACCGTGGCCGTGTTCCAAAAAACAAAATTGATCCGACCCTGGCTCAAAGAATAGCACTTCTTTATTCCGCCCATTATTCTGACATTAACTTTTCCTACTTCTGCCGGTGTCTTTCAGAATTTGAAGGCATTAAAATCTCTCTGCCTTCCGTAAGAAAAATCATGAAAGACTACGGTCTTGTTTCCCCGGAGGCCCACCGCAAAAAAAAGAAGCCTGTGCACCGCCCGCGTCTGCGCCGGGAATGTGAAGGCGACCTTATGCAGGTGGACGGCACTCCTTTTGCGTGGCTCTACAAGTTTGGCGACGACAAGCGTTATTGTCTGTCCGGCGGAATTGACGACGCAACCGGAAAAATCACAGGGCTTTACTTTACTGAGTTTGAATGCCTTTACGGCTATCTTGAGGTCCTGCGTCAGACCTGTAATTCCTACGGTGTTCCCCGCGAGATTTACTCCGACCGTGCTGCGATCTTCTGCCATACTCCGCGTGGTAAAGATTTAGCGCAATGGGAAAAGCTGGAAGTCATGCACGAAAAGCGCACGCAATGGCAGCGCATTTGTGAAGAACTGCATATCCATCAAATCCTCGCCTGGTCTCCCGAGGCAAAGGGACGTGTTGAGCGTATGTGGCGCACCGTGCAAGGTCAGCTTCCTGTCTGGCTTTTCAAGAACGGCATAAAAACAATCGAAGAAGCAAACAGAGAAATTCACCGCTACATTGAGCAGTTCAACAAGGCTTATGCTGTGGCCCCTGCAGATGATGATAACTTTTACATTGATGCTCCTGCAAATCTGGACGACATTCTCTGCGCTCAGTTTCCCCGCCGGGCAGATGGTCGCGGCTGCATTACCTTCCAGGGCACGACCTTCTATGCTCCAAATGCGCCGGATTTCTCCCGCCGTGACATTGTTCTCTGCATAAATGAAAGGGGACTTTTTGTCCGGTATATGGGCCAATACTACCAGCTTCAGCCGACCGAAAACTTTGTACGTGAGGTCGCGGGTGATAATTTACCGCAGGTTGTTATAAACATCATTTACCGCTACCTCTTTGCTTTTGCTAAAGAAATCAGCGCCTAACGGTCGCCATGTCGAACTCGTGGAGACGGTCGCAGACTTCACGCTTCCAATGGCTTATTCTCGATTCGCTCTTGTGGAACTTGTCGGCCAGCTCCGTATTACTCAAACCTTCCACCACGTCGCTGATAAAAGCGTAATCTCTGGTATTGAGCGGACTGTCGTCCAGCCAATCGAAAAACTCCGACTTTTTTGTCGTTCTTTGTTTTTTCTCAAAGTATGCAACAGACGGACTTTTTTTACACACTTTTTGTTTTCCTCCTGCTTAAATTATAGGAGGCTTTGTCCGGCTTGTGTTGTGGGAACGTTCACCTATTTTTTGCGATTAGCCTTGTGATTCAATCGCACGCGTTTGCGATTCAATCGCAGGGTTTTTCTTTTATGTATTTATGAAGCAGTTCTGTCTTTATGCTAGTAGGTTGGTGCAATAAAAATGTTATTTTTGCTCCGCTTCTTCCGGCTTTAATTCCTGCTGCACCGGCTTGTAGAGGAACGTTTTATAAAACCACCGAAAGTGTCTTTTACAATGATAAATCTTTTGTCCTTCTGAGTACAACATTACTTCAAGTATATCCGGGTGCATTTCTTTTATTGTGCTGACAATATACTTTTCAGTTTCGAATATTTCACAAGGATTATGAACTGTTTTTAGTTTAACCGTTATCATGTTTGCTTCCTTTGTTTTATATTTTTTTCTTCCAAAATTCAGATTTCAGAATTGTTTCTAATTTTTCTTTAAATTCAATAGCTGACATTGTTCCTTTCATCATGTTACAAGTTTTGCAGCAAGGCACACAATTTCCTTTTATGTAGCCTTTTGTATTATCGGACCTGTCTATGCCGGTATATTTGAAAGAGCCGTTATTCTGCTTATCTCTTTTCTCTTGTGTTTCTTTTTTACCGCAATAAAAACAAGGTTGAATTATTATCTTTTTGGATTCCTCTTTTGAAAGTTCAAAACTATAATTTCTTTTTATGGCATTTTTCTTATAACATTCGTATGTTTCATTAAATGTTGCTTCTCCGTAGGGAAGTTTTCTTTTTTCTCCTAGTCTGCTTCTCATTTCTTTTTGTAAATGCCCACATGATAAAGTGTAACCTCTTAAAACTTTATCTTTTGCAGTAGTTGTCGTTTTACCACATGAGCATTTACAAATTAAATACCTTCGGCTTCTTCCGTTGTAGCGTTTTGCAATGTCCTCTATAACTGTGAGTTCTCCAAACTGTAAACCGGTTACGTTTTTCATTCTCACTAACTTACTCTTTCCCAACAGAATTTAACTATGTACGGAGGCATTTTATCAACTGCCGTTCCGTTACCACTGCTTTCAGTTGTTCCTGCCGTTCCTGTAAATGAATATGCACCACCACTAATAGAACCTTTTGCTGTTACTGAGTGAGTATGGGCAACTGAAGCAGAGTAAATTTGACCACTTCTTTTTAAACTATAATTTTGCCCACGACCAAAATCAGCATAACCATCTTTTGCATCAGCATCATACGCTCGGGACATATTGTATGAATGAGTATGGGTTTCATTTGCACTCATTCCGCCTGATGTAACAGCTGAACCAGTGAAAGTAGGGTTAGTGGTAACAGAAATTGTGCCTTGTGGTGTAAAACTATGAGTGTGGCTTGGAAGATTCGCAACTGCGAGCGTTACGGTCTTTGCTCCACCTGTGGCGTTTACTGTATCACTATCACCTTTTGCCCATATAAACCTATCTTTGATTTGAGTCCATGTTCCGCCTCCAAACGTTACGGCAGGGTTCTCACTTGAACTAGTCCAATAAAGAGAGCCTACCGGATGAGCTGCGAGTGCTGCTTCGGCTTTGAGCTTATTAAGCGCTGTCATGAGCTGGTCTGTTAGCGTGCCGTCCGGAGTAATGTTGAAGTTACCGAGTACGTTGTTAATTTCCTTTTTAATTGACCCGGTGTCTGCGTTCAGCCTTGTTATTCCCGCGGTTGCTCCGTGAAAGAAGTAATTCGCCCATTCTGCAGGGAAAGTGTCAGCCGGCACCATGCCCTGTGCGTATTTGGCCTCTGCAGGTGCGCTTCTTGTTCCAGAATTCGCAAAAGGCGGAAAGTTGTCGTATGCTGCTCCGTTTGGTATCATTTCTTATCTCCTAATCTTCCGGGTAAGAATAAATAATTATTTGCGGACTTGTGGCAATTCTTAAGAATAGCTGGCTTAAAATCCACAAATTCTGAAAGCCTATGTATCGCTCAAATGTCACTTCAATGTCTTTGTCTTCGTTCCATTCAATACTATAGTCATCGTCAATAAGCCGTGCTATCTGGTCGACTGCGTAAAGGGTCACGCCGTAACGCTTGATATAAGCGACCTTGTCGAGAAAGGTGCGGTATAATCCCAGGTTCATGTACCCGGACTGGCTTTCCTTGATTGTTGAAAGCCTGCCGCCGACCTCAGAGTCGACCTGTGAAAAACCGATTAAGGCTATCTGCTCGAGCGGTAAGTTCCAGAATAAGAAGAGGTTTTCTTCGTCTGCGAACCCTTCCGGCACAAGCGGGCGCGGATACCCTACGAGCTTTCCTATGTTCTCCAGCTCCGTTTCTTCCGCAGTCTGAATAGAAAGCGAATACAAATAATTTTCGATTGCGATTGCGTCAGACATCCGGTCGTCTATTCCCGCTTTTGCTGCGTTCAAAATCGGGCCGGTCATCTGCTTCGGCATGTATTTGCTCTGCTCTATCATGATAAAACCTCAACCTTTACGGTGTCGTCGCTCACCCTTGGTATAGAGTTTGCAGGCACGTCTATAACGTTTTTCCATGTGTTTCCGTCTGTGCTTACAAGGGTATAAGCGACTGTTGTATAAGTACATCCGTCAAACGGCACGGAAGTAATAAGGCTTGTTATGCTTTCTCCAATCTGCCAGCCTGCGCTTGCCTTGATCATGTCTTTCTTGAGCTGGTTTGTTATCTGGTTTCCGGTCTCTGCACCTTTTTCAATAAAGATTTTTACAAAAATCGGAGTATTAAGTGCAGTGTCGTATTTAATCGGGATTTCCTGTCCGCTCTGGGTGTAATAGTCCTGTGTGTAAGCGGTGCGTGGAATTCCCGGAACACTCGGCGAGTTTGTAATGAGTACGACGTTTTCTATCGGAGTATCAAAACTTGAAATGTCTCCCGCCGGAATAATTACAGAGCCGACTGTCTCTGCGGTGAACTGTATTGTTTCTGTGTCGTTTGCTGCAATCGTTACTTCGCTTGCGTTTGAGAAAGTTACACCGTCATAAATAAATATTGTCCCTTCCGGCACTGTTGCTGCACTTTCTCCTGCCGTTACAAGAACATCTACCGTTGTAGCGGTTCCGGTATCGCTTGCTCCCGGCGCGTTCTGGGTAGGGGCCGACATGTATTTTGCGTATGTTTCTGCGAGTTTTTCACTCTCTCCGTTAATGACAAGGTAAGCCGTGCGAGGCAGGATTTCAATGTCTCCCGGCAGAGTGAGGTTTCCTTCTACGTTGTAATTAAAATAAACGCGTGCGTGGTTTATTCCTGTAAGCTCTTCAAGTGCCAGCTTTACTCCATCCAATGAATAAGGAATTGTCTGACCTTTAAGAATTCGCTTTCTGAGGCTTGTTGTTGTCTCTGCTGCGTTTCCAGGTACGCTTGATTCGTTGTTTATTACGCTTTCAAGGTTTGCGATTTCATTATCAAATGCGGTAACCTCTCCGGTCAAAACAACAACCGGCCCGATTGTGTCTGCTACCGTGTCGATTGTCTGCGAGTGCCCTGCCGGAATAATAACTTCATACTGAGTTACAAAGTTCATGTTTTCAAACGGTGCTTTTGTTCCCGCCGGTACTACGCACTCTCCGTCTTCGCTTGCCGTTACTGTCAGCTTCAAAGTTGAATAACTTCCCGGATTCCTTGTAATTGCTGCAATCGGCAGTAGGTTTTCTATCTGCTGGTCGTCTGCAAGCTCGATGTTAAAAGAATTGATTGCCTTTGAAAGTTCCGCGTCATTGTCTGCAAAGCGGTTTCCGTCTCCAAGGGCCAATAAATACAAAGCGTTGCCGTAGTTCTTGTTGAGCTGGACTATATTTCCGTCTTTATCTGTGACGTTGTTTTCCTGTAAGAGCTCGTTAATTTTATCTATGATTAAATCAGCATGTTCTACCGCTGTCTTTGGCTGCCATGTCTCGCCGTTAATGTTAAATGACACTTTCTTCCTCCTGCTCAATCTTTCCTATACTCATAGTCAGTTGGTCGTTTTGGATGTCGTATTCCGGGTAAAAATTGTCTTTTCCTACGTTGGTGAGGCTCTCGCGGACATAAAAATCCAGAACACCGAACGTGATTTTTTTCGTCAAGAAATCAGTCCACGGCACTCCTGCGTCCTGTAACTGTGGCACTGTCCCCTTGATCAGAAACCCCGCAAGAATTGCGCACTGTAAATCTTCCGCGTCGTCGGTAATAATCGGCACGTTTCCCTTTACCACCTCGCAGTCCCAGGAAACGCCCGCGGTCGTTATTTCTTCTGCCCTCATTTTTAAATCCATTTCTGCCTCCTTAGCCTGTTACGACCTTTTCTGTCTTTGCTGCACTGATGTCTATTGCAGTCGGGAAGTTTACCCATACTTGCGTTGCTCCCTGTCCGGCTATCGGTGTTGTTGAGAGCGACGTTGTTAATTGCTGCAAGAAATTTGTTAGCGCCTGGTTCAATTCTGCCCAGGTTACAAACTGCTTTGTGTTGCCGTTCAGTTCCAGCTTTTCTTTTGTTGTCACCTTCATTGTGCCTTCTTCGACTTCCACCTTTACCTTTGCTTCGTCTGAAAAAACGCACATAGGAATTGCTTTGAGCGTCTCCCTCGAGTAGTGCATGTATGAAGTCGTCTCGCTCGCGCCGGTGACTTCTTCCACCTTCGGCACGTAATCCTTAAGGCCAAGAAGGAGCACCTTGTCGCCTTTTTTATAGTCAAAATTAAACGCAAAGCCTCCGCCCGAAATCGTCAGCACTTCAACCTTTGTCGTTACCGTGGCCGGCAGCGACTGTCCGTCTAAAGTTTTGAGCCTCTTTGCGTGTGTTACGTCCACTGTCTTGTCCGGGTTTACGTTCTTTATAAAGCCGTAGTCGAGGATGTAATGGCTTGCGAGAATTGATTCGATAAGAGTCTGGTCGTTGAAACGCTCCGATTCAAATATGCTGTTTCCCATTCTTACCTCACTAAAAATCCCTGCACGGTCATGCTGTTTGTTCCTCCGGTTGTTCCGAAGTGAAATTGTAAGCCTGTAACCTGGATGTTCTGTGTCTTCGCTTCTCCGCCAACCGTTCCAAAGTTACGGATATAAACGCGGGAAGGGATTGTTAATTTGTCATAAATCTTGAGCTCCGGCATCCATGGAGCCGTTATTGTCGTATAATATGCGCCCGCTTCATCTCCTGTATTTTCCTGCGGTGGAGCACTCATATACTCCAATATTTTAGGCTCGATAAAATCTCCGAATGTAAGGCATGCAGCACGCAGTGAATTCTCTACAACTCCGAGCGCGAGCTTTTCCTCTTCAAACACTTTCATGAGTTTCACAAGCGCTCCGCGGGCCGTTCCGTCATACATGAAAGGTTCTTTTAACTGAAGGTCTCCGGCTTTCTTTCCAAGCCTTAAAGTTGTAATTCCCAGCTTTGACTGTATTGCATTAAGCACATCTGTGAGTAATGTTCCGCCTTCGTAATTTAAGGAAACTGTCACATCTAGCCAGCTCTTGGCTTCTCCCTCTACGCACTGTATAACTGTCTTTCCTTCCGGGCCGGGTGACTCCTGGTACATGGAGATAATGTTTCCTTCAAAGACTTTTGTGTTACCTTCATAGCCTGCTTCAACTTCGAGCTTTGTATATTGTTCTCCCTGCATATCAAGATAAAGGTTTTTGATTGTAACGTTGAAAGCAGGAATATAACTCTGGGTAGTAAATGAGCCGTTAATTTCAATCGACGGCTTTCTGCCTCTAAGCGGGCATTTTATAATTACCGGCACTCCGCTTAAGGTATGAATTTTGAGGTTGATAATTCTGTTAAAGCGATTGATTACTACAGCCATGTTAAAATATAAAGCTCCGTTAAAAACAATGAACTGTAATCTATGGTCTCGAGCGCCGTTTCAAAAACAAGACCATAATTCTTGCACTCGCTCCAGCTTACCACTCCGGGTAAAACTCCGGCCTGTCGTACTTCTCCGTCGGGAAGTGTTACCCAGACGTTCCACCGGTCATTGAGCCACTTAAATTGAAAGGTAAAATTACCGCCGTTTGCGCTGCATGAAAAAGTAAAATTCTCTGCAAGTTCTCCGCTTGGGAAAGGTACGCGCTCTTTTATTTTTACAGTCTGCATACTCTTATAGTCTTTTTTGCGGTGATTGATTTTAGTTGCGTAAGGTATTGTTATTTGTGAAGTAGTTCTAATTGCCCCTAGGATTGCGTACAACGCGTTAAAAAAAAGTTTTCGGGTAATTTTGCAAGGATAAGAAAAACCCCACAAAACGCGCTACGATTGCACACGGCTCGTCCTGTGGTTTTGGTCATGATAAAAACATGGTAAAAACCCCGATTTTAGGGTGATTTTGGTCTGTTTTCAGTCTGAACTCACGAAAACGTGATATTATGTCACACTTTTTAGTATCTACATAAATGAAGTAGTTTATGCGCTCAGTTTCTCTGTGACTGTGGCTGCGGTCGCTCCTAATGAGACGGCAGCGCCAAGGGCAGAGCCTACGGCTGGCAGTGAAGTCATGAGCTTGTTTATTGCCGTTGTCTCCGTGTCGGCTGCATTGGCGAGTGTCGTTTCCATTACGTTGATTTCTTTGAGTGTCATTGTGAAAGGTGTAGCGTTTGCGCAGTCTTTCTGCTGTGCGGTCTGCAAAGCCTTAATGACAACCTTCTTGTGTATCTGTGCGTTACCGTCTTTGAAAATAAGCACCGCTCCGTGATCAAACCAGCTCCATAAAATGTCGGTCTGTAACTGCACGAACGGCTGGAAGTAGTTTGTCGGCTCAAGCTGCTTAATGCCCGGAATATAACCGGAAAGCTGCCACTGTTTTGCTCCTGGTGCTACGTTGTCAGAAATGTATTTTTTTGCTTCCGAACTGATAACTAAACTTTCAGAAACCTCAGCATTCGCGCTCTTCTGGTTTGTTTCACACTCTAAAGGCAGAGCGTATAATGCGCCCTGCCGGATGTCGATATTGATTAGTGTCGGTGTAGTGATGAGCGTCTTTGCAAGCTCTAAGGCTGCATGATTTCTGTTTATAATTTGGGTTGTCAGTCCGTCCATTTATGACTCCTTTATTTTATAGTCTTTTATAAAACCTTCCGATAATTAATTTATGAAATATATTATTATACTCATTATTCTGTACATTATTTTTTCTCCTAAAAAGAAAAATTACAGCAGAAAAAGAAAACGTAAAATCATAAAAAAATCCCGTACTGTTTTGAAAACAGAAATTGTAAATAATTCAATGTCAGTTAATGATACAAACATTGAATACCGTAGGTTTATGGCTCAAAACCTGCCGGAATTATTGCAGACTTATAAAGTGTTTTATCCGTGCTATTTCACAAGACTTGCAGAAAGGGTTCTTTTTGATGGAACTATTGAACGTTATAGAAATGATGAAATATTACCAGACGCTACACCAGAGCAAGCCTTTGCTGCTTTTTATGAAGCTTCAAGAATTCTATCTGCAAGGTATAACAATTTGCAAACCCTAAAAAATGCAACGAAAAGTAAAGCTAAATACGTAACATTAAAAGTGGATAAAGGAAATCCTAAATGTCCGAGAGTTCCTCCTGAACACAAATATAAAATCAAAGATGAAATCCCTGTTTTTCCATGCTTAGATTGTAAAGAAGACCCTCAATGTGATATCTGGTACAAAATAGATTTTTAATTATCTTGTACCACTCATCATTTGCAAGCGCTGGGAGCTGCGCGACATCATCTGCATTAAGCCGTCCTGTACTCCATTGTATGCCTGTTGCTTGAGAACCTGCGGGATGTCGTTTGAACCGCTGATTGTGAAATTCTGCACAATGCTGTATTGAGCCGTGGCCGGTGCTGCGCTCATATTCTGAGGAATAAATGCGCGAGCCAGGTCGCTTACATTCTTTGCTGCAAATACCCAATCGTCCGGCGCTACCTGGGTTACTTGACCGTTTGGGCGGATGATACCGTCTTCTATGTATTTTGAGGCTTTCTTTTCACCTAAGAGTTTCTGAAACTGTATTTTGTCATCAAGATTTATTGTATCTCCGACTCTAAGTTTTTTTGAACCATTAGCCTTATAGATTTCTTTTAATTCTTTTTCAGCCTTTTTTTTGTCTAATAATTCAAATACTTTGTCTGTTAGTTTTGATGTTATGCTTGCAGTTTCTCCTGCTATTTTACCGACAATGCTTCCACTGTCTTTGTTTTCGATTAAGTTGTCAATAATTGATTGTGCTTCTTGTATATTTCTTTCTTTCTCTTCTGGTGTATCGGATGTCAGAGCTTCTATAACATTTGCACCTGCAGCAAGAACTTCTCCGGTTGGTTTTGCTTCTTTTGAGAGTCTATCAACTATTTTTCCGACAAGTTTAGAAACGTCTTTAATTTCATTTACAATCGCGTCTTTATTTTCGTAAATGAATTTATTTATATCACGAACCAGGGGGGTTAATTCGCCGCCCACATTATCACCTATAAGTTTTGTTAATGATTCGGTACTTGCTCGGAGAGTATTCACTTCATTTAAGAAGTTCTGTCCTTTTTCATTGTCTTCGGCTGTGGTGAAGATTGTAGCCTTTGCTTCCTGCAAGAATTCATCAATGCTTTTGTTCTGCCGGGTAAGTTCAATAAATAAGTTCTGTCCTGCGTCACCTAAAATGTCGCCGACAATCGTGTTTATTCTGAGCTGTGCTTCCGGGTTGTTCTTGAGTTCTTCCTGGGCCTTGCGGATGATTGCTGCATATGCGTCTGCGCGGTCCATGTTATCAAGGTCGCCGATTTCATTTAGACCCATGTGAAGTTCACCGAGCTTCTTTGCGTATTCAGAAAGTCCGGCACCGTTCACTTTTATGTGGTTCATGACGCTTGCAAGCTGGGACATTGAGCCTACAAGACCGCCGGCACTTACTCCGGCAATCTTTGCGGCTGCTTTCCATTGGTCGAGTTTTTCGGTTGTTGTTCCGATTGCGTTTGCGGTCTTATATGTCGAACTTTCTACAACACCGCTTCCGATGGCCATGCCTGCAAGAACTACAGACACGTTTCTTGCCGTGCCGATAAGTTTATTAAAACTTGTCGTTACACCGTCTATGAGTTTGTTTCCGGTTTCAAATGAGTTTTTATCGGGATTTAATCCCAGCGACAAAAAAAAGCCACCGATGTCATTCTTCGGCATATATTTCCTCTACCTTCTGCCTTGCCTTCATACACAAAAGCCCGTCGAGCATATCATCAAGGTCGACAGGCTTTTGTGAAAACTCCCGGCAGTAATTGTAATAAAGCCATAAATAACCGTTAGGACACAGTCTCTTTATAGCGTTTTCTGCCCTTATTCCTTTGATGTCGTTTTCGCGTCTGCTTCCTTGGGCCTCGAGAGACGCACATATTTTTTTAGTACGTACCCATACAATGCGTCCGCGATTGCCATTAAAGCGAGCGGGTCTTTTGCAAATAAAGGAAAGGCTTCCAGGTTATCATCAACGCTTGTCATGCAGAATTTCTCTACATCTCCGTTCGGGCATTTTACTTCTACGTTTTTGCCAAGAATGCAGAGCTTCATTAATGCTACTTTGTTTTCAAAAGTAGGGGCATTAAGAACACGACAGATTTCCATAACGCTTGCAGTATTTACTCCGCCCGGAAACGTTACAGAAAACTGATTAACATAACTTTCTCCATTAAGGTTCTGGTTGATGAAGTCCAGCGCTTCCTGCTGGGTTTGTCTTGTGAGTGTCAGTGCTTCCATTTCTTACACTCCTATTCGCTGTCCGGCTTTGATGAGCCGTAGTTCCATACAACCTGGTAGTCCGGGGCGTCGTTTCCGACAATGCTCAAAGGAGGGCAGGTCTTTACAGTACAAGCAAAGAATGTTGTACCTTCTGTGATTCCGTTGCGCTCTTCTGTAATACGGATTGTACCGCCTACGCTGTCTCCGGCTGCTTTAAGTGCGTTTGCAATTCGTGCCATGTCTCCAACGCTTCCGGTCTTTGTAACATTAAATGTCAAAGTTCCGGCACCGTTGTTGTTTGTAATGGTGATTGTGTTACCGTTTGAAAGCACGACAATCTTTGAACTGTCCATTGCCTGCTGAGCCTGTACCATCTGGCCTTCAAGTTTAAAGCCTTCAATGGTTGTCGGTGTTCCGCCGTTCCACAATGGATGTGTAAGTGTTGCGCTGAACTGTCCGGCTGCAATTATTGTATGATCTGGCATTTCCTATTCCTCCTTATCTTGTAGGCTGTGTAAGGTACAATGTTCCGTACACAGTTACGTGCCTTGTTTCGTCTACATAGGTTGCTTCCCATGCGTTTGGCACTGTTATCTGGTCACCGCTTGCAGGAAGGTCTCTGAATGCAGGAGCAGTAATCTTGAAGTCTGAAAGGCGGCCAAAGTCTACGAAATCCTGCACAACGTCGCTCAAAATCAACAGACAAGCCTGGTATGTGTTGTTGTTGCGGAATGTGTTCATGCGTGAGATGTAGCTTGCAGTTTTGATTTTGCAGACAAACTCTACGTATGCTTTTACCCATTCAGCGCCTACAAGGTCGCCGTTTAAATAAAGGCTGCCTTCTGTTTCCACATTCTGTGTGCCGTCTCCGACCCATGTCTGATATCCGATTTTCTGATTATCAAGAGCCAGCTTCTGGGTTGCTGTAAGGTTTGCGTGTTCTCCTGTTTCGTCTACCGGGCCCGACGCCTGGATTGTATTAAATCCTACAGAGTCGATTGAGTTTCCTACCGGTGTTCCGGTTGTGTTTACACTCGACAATGAAGAGCCGAGCTGCGCGAGTGCTCCGTTGATTTCTGCGTCTGAATTGTAAATAACACGGATTCTTCCGTTCTGTGATTTCAATGCTGTTACAAGAGCACTTGTTCCTGCGAGAACATCTCCGTCGCCTGTTCCTACCCACAAAACAGAATAAAGCGGGTCTGCTACACAAAGTACAGCGAGCGCATTCTGCAAAGCATTATAGCCTTCTGCCGGTGCAATACCGAACTTGAAGTATCCGTACATTTTCTTTGCTTCGTAAACGTCAGCGAGTGGAGCAGTGGCCGGGATTGGGTCTTCTCCTTCCTGTGGCTGGTCTTCGTCATACAGAGCAATTCCCACTTTTGCAGTTGTTGCTTTTGCAAAGAAAGGGACGAGCCATGTCTTCAAAAGTCCACCGGTGAGCTCTCCATAATTTGATGAGTTCAGCTCGACAAGGTCTCCCGCTGCTGGATTTGAAACGCCCGGCAGATAAGTTTCTGCCTGTGCTACGTTCATAAAAATAACGGCTTTCGAGTAGTTCTCTCCGGCCATTGGTGTTATAACGGTCTCTATCGGGTAGTTGACGTTTGTCTGTGCGATAGAACCTTTAAACTGTGACATATCGTCCTCCTTTTCATCTTCTATAGTTGTTTTTTTATGTCGCCGTCAAAACTTAAACCCGGCATTCTGCCCTGGTCTGTGTCTAAAATCGAATACCATAACACGCGGATTGTGGTATTCCATGACAGAACGTTGTTGTTTCCGTTCTGGTAGAAAGGAGCACTTACCGCGTCGTATTCGTCGTTCATGATTGCGCCGTGCACCGCTCTGAACTGTTCCTGTACGTCAGCTCGTAACGGCCACAAGGCTACATTGTTTGCAAGCTCTTCACTCTGAGGTCCTACAAACTGCAAATCAATTTCTGCTATTTTCAAAACGGCAGCACCATTGACCGCCGTGTTATTGTCGCTTCCTTCGTTGTAAAAGGGCACGGTTCGCGGTCTGTTGCGTCTTATCTGATAAGCGCACCAATTCGCTATGTTTGCGTGTTTGTCCTGCGGATTCCACCATGTGCCCTGTTTTGGTACGACGTACTTAGGGTCAACCGAAAGAATTCCCGCCAAGATTCCACGCAGCGTTGTCTGATTCAGTTCCATTGTTTCCTACCACCTTTTCTACGCCGTATCTGTAAAAACCACCTTCAAAGCTCCAGTCACTGTCGTCTGGAATTGAAAGGCGATAAACTTTACCGTTCCGTTCAAAGAACTTCCCGATAAGCCCTTCGGTATGAGTCCAGAACTCAAAGCCTTCTGTCTCTACCTGGTTTCCGTTACTGTCCTTTATTCCGCCACCGCGGGTGTTCTGAAAAACTCCCATTACAGTGGTCTTGATAATCTCTCCGCTCTGGTCTCTTACCGCTTCCCACCCTGCATTGATGAGCGGGTTCTGATCATAAACTTCAAGCGGTCTGTTCTGCTCCGGCCAAGCCAGGAGCATGTCTCCATATACTCCTGCCATTACTTTACTCCGTTTTGAACAATAAATATCAGTGAATTAATGAGGTCTGCACCGTCAATCAAAGGCTTATCACTTCCTTTGTAGTCGATTGTCCTCTGGGAGTTCGGAATATTGGTCTTGTAGTAATCACCTAGTACAAACTCGTTAATTGCTCCGACGGCCATTGTACCGACCTTGTTCCAATTTGCAGAGCCTCCGTCCACAATCTTCTTTGCTTCGTCCTGCAAAGCCTTTTTGATGTCTTCCTGCCTGTCTCTGATCCCGTCTTCAAGAAAAGGGCGGGCGGGAATGTCCGCAGTTCCATAGTGTAGCATTTTTGCAAGTTCTGCCGTTTCTATCGGTTCTGCGTCTGCTATGTCTTTTCCGTCGTAGGTTTTGTAATTGCCGTCTTTGTCTTTATGGAATGTAGGCACGTGCTGTCTTCCACTTAGAAATCCGACCAGAATTTCGCACGCTGCTTTGTTGGCGAGTTTCTGGATTTTGCTTGTATCCAAAGTGTTAACAATGTTTACGCGCAGTCCGCTGTCCCATGCGTTAGGCATAAATACTGAACCTCTCGGGTGCGCTCTGTATCATCATGAGCGCCTTCTGACCGAACACGTTACTGTTGAGCTGCTTGATTCCTTCCTGCGCGTCCATGTCGGCAAAACTAAGAGTCGTTCCTCCGATACTTTTAGAAGTAAGGGCCATACCTCCGTTACCGAGTACTCCGGTCGCGCTCTGTGGGTTTGCGTCCAGCAGATACCATGCGGTCAATAAATTAATGCAGAGCGTGCGCTTTTGGGTCCTTATCGGCTCTTCAAGCACCGCCCAGCATTTCAAAACACCGGAAAACATAACAGACACAATTTCATAAGCCGAGTCTATCTGCTCGTCTGTGAGAGTCGGGAAATTGTCAGCAAACTTGAAATCAGTTTTTGTCATGTTTTCGTCCTTTATTTCTTGCTCTTTTTAGAGCTTGTTTTCTTTGTTGTTGTAACTCCGGCTACTGCGTCGCGTCCGTTTGAACCTTCGAGGTCTTCATCTGTTGCTGCAGGAGCCTCTTCGATTTCTTCGACGTCAGTATCTTTAACATCTGACTTTTCAGCTTCAAGCGCTGCAATTTTTGCCTGTGCTTCTGCAAGCTGTGTGCGGAGCTTTTCTGCTTCGTCTTCTGCCTGGTTGATTCTCTGTGCTGGTGGCACGTAAGAAGAAGGCAAGTGATTGAGCACGCGGATTTTCTTCTTGTTTACGAGCTCTCTAAAGAAAGGCTCGCGCTTTTCAAGAATATCAATTTCCTTTTCTGTAAACTCTGCTACGTTGCGGAGTTCTCCCTGTGCACTTCTTGCGGGGATTGTCTTTCCGATTGAACTGAAAGTAACCGGATACTGATAAAAACTCTGAATATATTTCATGTTTATGATTCCTCTAAAATAGGGGAAATATTCCGCTGTTTTCCGCTAATTTCCCCAATATAAATAAATCAAAGCCGGGGTTTTATCCCCGACCTTGATTATCCGTCAGTCCTTACGACTTTGTGTAAGTTCCGCTGAATACTGCGCTGTCGTAGTATCCGTCTTTTACTGCAATTGCTTTGATTGTTGTTGTAGCACTCAAGTCAATTCCTGCGCTTGTGTAAGCTGTGCTATCAGCAGTTGGTGCTGAACCGTCTACTGTGTAGAAGATTGAGGCACCTTCTGTTGCTGATGTGAGCTTAACGTTTGTTGATCCGCTGAATGTTCCGGCTGCTGGGTCTGCTACCGGTGTAGCAACAGTACGCTTTGTTGTTCCAAATCCCGAGTAAACTTTTACGGCAATTCCTACAGGTGCGAAAACTCCGGCAAAACGACGAAGTACGGCATGCTGCTGGTCGTAGCTGTTGGGATAAACAGGATATGTGAAGTTCTCCAAAGGAACACCAAGAAGAAGGAGGTCCTGCTTCTCATCGTTTGGACCGGCACCGATTTCTGGAGCAGTAATTACAAGCTTGTCAGAAAGACTAGCGTTGAATTCTGTATTTGCTGCCAGGAATGGGTCAGAGTAGAACTCTACCTTTGGCTTTGAACCATTTTTTGTCATGCCTGCATTGAAGTTCTCTTCAAAGATTGCAAGTGCTGACTTTGGCTCGTATGTGTTGCTGTATGGCACGCTTGTAAGCAGGTTGTATGCTGCAGGGGCCATTGCAACGCGTACAATGTCAAACTTGTTCTGTGAAGCTCCCATAAAGTCTGTAATGGCTTTTGCGAGCTGTTTGTACATTGTGTAGCCTTTGTTTGTGTTCGAGTCGTCAGCTGCGATTTCCTCGAGTGTCTGGCCTGCCCATGTTGTCTCACCGTTTACGTCAAACAAACCGAGAGTATTTGTCTCTTCGTTTCCGTAATATGTGAGGTAGTCTGTAATCATGTCGATTACATACTGAGCGTAGCGCTGTTTTTCTGCCATTAATGAACCGGCAAATGGATTATCACTTCCGCCCTTTGCGCGTTCCATTTCTTCAACAGTAAAGTTGTAGAATACCTTAATGTTGATAATGGCAGAGGTCATCATTCCGCCCTGTACGTTTACGTTCTGTTTGAGGTTTGAGGCTACAGTTCCTGCAGCGTCAATAAGTCCCCATCCAGAGTAACCAGCAAGAGCGAGGTTCTGAACTTCGCCCCATGGGTTTGTTCCGCCCATTCTCTTTACAAGGTCACGTGCGTGGCTGTAAAGAAGAGGCTGTTTGAAAAGCTCCGGGAAGAATGAAGCATTCCATGGAGAGATTGCCTGTGCTGCGATAAGCTCTCCGCTATCGCCTGTGTACTGCTGAATTCCAGACTTCTGGAATACCATGTCATACTTTCCGCTTCTTGCGTTGAAACGTGGGCGGATGTCTACGCTCATCGCGTTCTTTTTGTAGAGCGCTTCGAGTTCTGGTGTAAGTCCTACTTTTGCACCAATTGCAGCGTGGTCGCCTACAAAGATTGGATTTGTTACGGCTGAGGCTGGCACACCGTAGTGTGGGTCGTTAGCGCGTCCAATCTGCAAAGTTGCGTCACGGAGCATGTTTGCTGCGTTTCCGTTACTTCCGACCATTCTCTGGGCAATTCTGCCGAGTCGTTTAAATTCTGATGAACAATCAATTCTCATTGTCTATCTCCTACCTTAGCCGAGCCATACGTATGCGCCGTCGTCTGTAACTTCAATTACAGTTGCGCCTGCAAGCAGTGTATGACTGCCGTCTGCGGATGATGATACAAAGCCGATTGCACCTGTTGCGTCTGCAAACTGAACTTTGTAGCCGATTACAGGGTCTTTGCCGGTTTCCCAGCTCTGAATTTTTACAAGGCCCTTTGTGATAAATGCACAAGGCATTCCTGCAAGGTACTTGTTTGGATGTCCGAGAGCATTCTGTGCGATTGCGTCGTCAAATACAGAAATACCGCGGATTGTGTTTCCGCTTCCAGCTCCTGCTACAATGGCTGTAGGGTCGTCTGCTGGTGCAGAAACTACTACGCCGAATGGGAGGCCGTTTGCCTGATTTGTAGCGTCTACAATTCCACCGAGCTTGAGGTAGCCTTCCTGCATTGGCACGGCCTGTGCGTTGAGGGCGAGCTGACCTTTGAACCCGATAGCTAATGAAAGATTAGAGTCCATTCTATCTTCCTCCTTCTTTGATTGTGTTGAACAAGTCAGCCAGGCTTCCCTTTGCTGCTGGTGTTCCGTTCATTGTTACAGGAATACGTGGAGCGTGGTCTGTTACAACTTCGTCCTCTTTTTCCTCTTCTTTTTCTTCTTTGACTTCTTCTGCACCGTCTGTGGCACATGAGTCTTCTGCCATACGCTTCTTGATGAACTGATAGATTTCTTCAAGAGTGTAGTCTGCGTTTCCACCCTCTTCGTCTTCTGTGGCCGGTGCTTTGAGGCCTTCTTTGAATTCCTCAGTATCCTGCTTGGCTGTTTCTGCCATATAACCACCGAGAGTGTCGTCTCCGTCAGTTGCTTCTGGTGCTTTTGTTTCTTCTACAACTTCTTCGGCTGTAGTTGTTGTTTCTTCACCGCCTGCTTCCGGCATGTCTTTCATTGCTTCTGTGTCGAGTTTCTCGAACAAGTCAGCAACCACTGAGGCAGCTTCTTTTGCTGTCGCTGCGTCCTGCTCTTTTACGGATTTGAAATCCTCGAGGAAACGGTCAAGCTTTGCTTTACCTTCCTCGTCCGGCAGGTCGATTGTCAGTTCCTTGAGCTCGTCAACGCGTTTTACAACTTCGTCGTCCGGGAGACTGTCCTTTTTTTCTACAAGCTCGTTGAGCTTTTCGCGGAACTTTCCCATGTCGTTGTCGGTTGTCATTACGCGCTTCCTTGCAAATCGGAACAATCCGGTTAACAATTTCATTGCTTAACTCCTATTTTTTTGCTTCTTTGTCTGTTACGAAAAGAAGCAGAATGTCATTGATTGCTGGTACGGCGATTGCGATTGCTCCGTCAATTGCCACCCAATTTCCAGGCTGAAAATATCCTACAAATGCAGCAGCCGCAGTTCCTGCGCATGTTACAAGTGTTGAAATCAGACCGTACAATTTCTTGCTCATGTTTCGTTCCTCCCTTTATTCAAGTTCCGATAAATCGGTGATTCCGTATCTTAAATAAGCGTATGTCGTATTCATTTCCGGCACGTTTGCTATTTTGTGAACCTCTTCCTCTGTAGGGTGACTGATAGGCAGTCCTGTCATCCAGGTGCCTACCTTGATTCCTGCTTTCTTTGCAAGCTGGCCCCATGTAAGACCTGCTTCTTTGCGCTTTTCATTAATGCGATTGTACACGTTGTTCCATGACGCTGAATTTGCCATTGATTTTTTCCTCCTGCATTTATAGTTATTTCTGAGCCCACAATCTGCGACGGGCCATGTCAAATAAATTATTGCTTTTCGCAATGTCAAAGATTGTTTTTCGTTGTGGTGCCTGGTCCTTTGAGAAGTATTTATAATAATTTTCTTCCACTTCCTTTCTGAAACTTTCCGGGATGGATACCTTTCGTTCTTCTAAGCTTTTTAAATACCGCATTCTTTCTGCAGCCCTCTCGGCTTGTACTTCGTCTAATGAGACCGTTTTTCCAACAGTGCTATTTTTTTCTATGTTGTTTAAAGAATTAATAACTTGCTCTGCGTTAGCTATGTTTATTTCTGATCGGCTCTCGCTTGTATAGGGGTGATCTGATAAACGAAATTTTACCATTTTTCCTTTATAAAAAAGGGGCTCTCCGTTTTTCATTGGAGTGATGTAAGTACTATTCCCCCAATAATTCCGCGATTTATCAATTTTTACTTCGTAGCCCTTTGCTATTAATGCTTTCTCTATTTTTCCAGCTTCTATCTCTTGTCTTTGGACGTTTCTATCTCTTTTCTCACTTTTTTCAAGTTTTCGCCATCCATTGTTTTCTTTGATATAATCTCCGTCACTTCGGTGGGAAACATGACCGTCTTCATATCTAACGTCTATTACACAGTCTTTATTTTTTCGCACTAAATCAAAGACCGATTCATATTTCGGAGCTTCGTCTAAAACCACCGCAAAATCTCCACCGCGTCCTGCGGGTAAAAGCGCCAGGTGGTTCACGTCGGTAATTCTTTTCATAATAATGTCGTATTCCTGGCCGTCCGGTGTCGTTCCCTTCTGCCATTCAAAGTCTGCAATGTAACCCGGACTGAGCTGTATCTCTCCGTTCTGGTAAGCGTTGAGCGCTTCGTCGTCATAAAGCATACAGGTACTTCTGATTCCCACTTCGTTGGTCTCTGCTATGTAGTCGACCTCCGGGTGTTCTCCGGTCCATCCGATTGCAAGGTCCCGGAAGTTCTGACCGTCTACCGGTGCCTTCGGGTGGTGGTGGGTCATTGGAAGGTTTGAAAACTTAGGACATGCTACGGCCAATACTGCAGCGGGCCTGTAAACCTTATAAAGCCGTTTTTCTTCTACCCAATCGGGAGCACCGTGTCCTGGCATTGGAATTCTTAAAGTAGGGATTTCTTCAAGCGCGTATTCGTATACACCGCTTACGGCTATTCGTATGTTTTTCAGTTCAGCCATTTTTACCTTCTACAGAGAAGTCCTGCGAGCGCGAGGTTTGGAGGATTACACCCGCAGGACTAGAAACAAAACAAATCTTTTAAGGAGAGCTATGTTAAAAACATCAATCTCGCTTTTATAGTCATTTTTGTTTTGAAAGAAAAAGTCATATTTTACGTGGAAAAAAAAGAGCCCCGGAAAGCTGGCAGACAATCCGGGGAAATTAAAGGAGTAAAAAAGTATGACATCACATTGCATGTGAGTTGCTGCTTCCGAAAAAAGAGAACACCCGCACCGCCGGAAGCTGGACGGATAGGGCGAGCCGTCTTTGTCCGGGCGACTACGGATTTTCAACAATTTCAATATTGGAGTTATGAAGGATTTCTATTGTGCTGTTTCCCCATGATTCCCATTCCTGCACTAAATGCTCGTAATAATTAATCACCTTTGCGCAGTCCGCAATGTTTTTTATTTCGGGCATTTGTTCGCGCTCGGGTCTTGGTGGAAGAACGATTTTACTCCGGGAAGTCGTCACACACCCGGTCGTTGTTAGAAGCAATAACAGCGTTAATAATATCAATGATTTCTTCATCAGTTTTGGCCTCCGTTATCTTCTGGTCTGTTGTTTTCTGGTCTTTCTTGATCTGCGCGAGTTCTTCTGCGTGGCGCACCATAAAAACGAGATTTGCTTTCTGCGCCTGCAGCTCGACTTCAAGCTCTGTTTTTTCTGCCTGTAATTTCCGGCATGTTCTGGAAACAAAAACAATGATACAAATCAAAACGATATAAATTGCTGCTTGAATTAATAATGTACTCACTCTTCACCGCCTTTGTTTTCCACCCAGTTGTCACGGCAGATGTTAAAATCTATTGTTCCGAGTCCTACTCCGTAAGCAAAGGCTATAGATTTCCATATCTCGTTGACGTCTGCGTCCGGCAGCTTTCCGCACCATTTCAAAACACAGAGCGCAAATCCTCCGGCAATTAAAATGATTTTCACCAAGAGTGAAACCGACTTCATTTTCATTTTGTCACTCCTTTTATGTTTAATTTGCGCATTGTTGCCGGTCGTCCCCGGTCTACGCATACAGAATAATCAAGCGGATTAAAGCAGATAAAACCTTTTTCAACTCCCACCCAATGAGAACGGCCTTTGTAATCAAAGCGCACAGGTGTGCGTTCTTTAATTCCTTTAAGGGAGGTGATGTCTTTAAACTCTACGGTTGCTTCGCGCCCTGTAAGGTGTCGAATTGCATCTGCCCATTTTACCGTGCAGTCTTTTTCGATTGCTCCGGCCTTTATCAAATCGTTTACTGTAAGGATTGCGTCTATATCGTGGTCCGGCTCTATACCCAGGCACCACATGAGAACAAAGGCGCAGCATGCGTATTTGTTGATTGTTTCGAGCCGTTCTTTTGAAAGCTCATCAAGTAGGAATTTTGCATAAGTCTGCGGGTGTTTCATCTCAGCCTCTCTTTTTTGTTTCTTCGATATCGAGTTTTGTCTCAATTCTTACGATTGATTTTTGTATGTCGTTGAGTGCTGCAAGCAGGGCCTTCGTGTCTGCTCTGCGCGAGTTTTCCTCTTCTTCAAGTTCTTCTTTCATCGCCTTATGGTCGTCACAAAACTTTTTGATTTTTTCCTGCACGGTGGTCTCTAGCTGCTCCAATCTTGATGTTAATTTTGCACCCTTCCATACCAGCAGTAACACCGGGGTAAGGAATGCGATTGTCTGTATGAAGTCTTTGATATATTCTGCGCTCATGTTCCCACCTACCTATATAGTCCCTTCAATCTTTTTGATGTCGATTTCGCACCTGGCATTGCCTTTGTCGTAGAAATTAAACACGTTCAGAACGCGCACAATCTCCCAGCAGTCATCATGTAATATTTTGCAATCCTGTAGTAAATCGAGCACCGAACTTGTACCGTTGTCGCTGTCTCTTCGACGTCTGTCTCCGTGGTAAAACTTGAGCGTTACAATGCAGGGGTAGCCTATGTCCTGCTCCAGCTTATCCCTTATTATCTGCTGGGTTACCTGGAATATGGCAGAGTCGTGCCATGCTCTGAATTGCTTTGAAGGTATGAGCTTTCCGCCTCTGGTCCATACCTTCGAGTTTTTCTTTGACGGAGTTTCACCAAATATTACAAGTTCCATTAATCACTCCATTCCACCGGAATAAGGACACAACGGCAGTTGTAGTCGTCGACCTCCAGCGGTAAGTTGTTTATGTCAAATACTTTCCCATTAAGCGCTCTGTGGCTTTTTCGCACGCGGATATCTCCAACGGTTACCCATTTCACCTTTGTAACGGCTGCGCTTTTGAAAGTCGCAAGGGTGCAGGCTTTGTTGAACCTCTGCATTTGGTCGCGGGCAAACAGACGCGAGAGGTGGTCTGTGCTTGTGTACGCTTCCTTTACAAGGTCTGTCAGTTCGAGCTTTTCGCTCTTGCCGGTTGCGTAGTCGATTATCTTTTGAAGAATTCGCCTTTTTATCAGCTCTTCCTCTCCCTTGATTCTTGCTATGGAATTGTCGAGGTAAAGTTTTCGCACGGCCTCCAGGTTGTCGTCAAAAAATGTCTTTTTGTCGATTGCAAAGTCTGACAGAAACTCGCGGACTTTGTCGTCTGCGTCTGAAAGCAAACGGCCGAGGTAGTCGGTCTGTTCCTGCTTCAGAACGTCATCAAGACGCTTTACAAAGTATTCACTTTCTTCCGGCTCGTCCTCTTCGAGCCATTGGTGCTCGAGCGTATTTGCTACGGTGTTGAGGTTAATGCGCCCGATCATCTTTTCGTTTTCTTCCTTCTGCTTATTGTACTCGGCTTTCATTTCGTCAAAGAATTTTAGAAGGCTTTCCAGGCTGTCGTCTTCTGGTGCAGCGTCGAGCGTGATGTTGCTTGCCCGGCACTGTGCACGAAGTTCTTTGAGAAGTTTGCGGGTGAGCATTCTGTAGCGTGAGCGCAGAATTGCTGCGAGCTTGTCCTCAATGGCAAAAAGCGGGCGCGGTATTCCCTGGCGCTTCATGCGCAAGAACCCCGCCTTTGTTCCGGCTGAGTATAAATAACCGTTTACTTTTACCGGGTAGTTACTCTTTGCCATATTTCAGATACTCGTATGAAGTGTTGAGAACCGGAGCCATTTTGCGCAGCTCTTCGTCTGTCGGTTTGCTTGTAGGGATTCCTGTCATCCATGTTCCGAGCCGGATATGGGCAGTATTTGCCAGGTGGTCCCATGTAATCCCCACGGCCTTCTTTTTTTCAAATATGCGTTTATATAAATCTGTCATGATGTGTCTCCTTACTGTGCGTTGTGGTTCTTCCAGCTTCCCATGGTTACTGAAATAAAGCCGTCCTGCATGGCCGACGATTCAAAGCGAAACTTTACTTCTTCTACCGGTGCGAGGTGCACTCCGTAGCCGTTGATGTCGATTAGCACTTCCTTCTGGGCATAGCCGTCATGGCATAGCGTCTGTAGTCTTGTTGTTAATTCCTGTAATGTCATTTTTTGCTTCCTTTTATTTTTTTATTTTTCTGCTATGTATTGTTCACAAGCGGGGTCTGCCGGTTCAACGTTTGTAAATAAATCTTGAATGAGGCAGAAACCTTTTCCAAGCCTTACCGCTTCTTCATGCTGGTAGTCTCCGATTGTGTCTGTCTCTTCTACAAACCACCTGCAGTTATTGCAGATTCTCTCCGGCATTTTCCTGCATTCCTCCCATGTCACGGCCTGCGTTCATGCTTTCCCACATCTGCTCGTCCATTCCTTCGGCTTCACCTTCGCCGAGTGCGTTCATCGTCTCTTCGTCAATTTCAACGCTTGGGATTGCCTTCTGTGAAGTTTTCAGTGCTATGCTCAACGGCGCTCCCATTGCTACAAGCTGACCGGCTGACTGAACGAAAGTTGAGAACAGTTGAGCCTTATCTGTCTCTGAAAGTACAAAGCCGTTATCTGCCTTAATTCGCACTTTCTTTGCGAGTGCTGCCTGTTCACTGTTTGCCCCGAAACAAGAGCAGACAAGAAGTTCTATGCAGTTCTTAAAACTTGGCGCTACGTTGTTAAAAAGCAGTCTTATCATTTCTGATTGTTTGAGCGTTACGTCTTCGCGGTTGTCGCTGGCGAGTCCTGTAGCCTTTTCTTCAAAGAGGATTGATTCTGCTACTCCCGAACTTGCACAAAGTCCGAGCTCTGCCTGCTTCATGAGGTCCTGGTATCCGCTGTATGTTCTGTCGAGGATTTTAATTTCGCCTACGCTGTTGATTGCGCGGGGGTGGAGCATTGACCATTCCCTCATCTGCTTTTCGTTTTCTGCAAAGAACTTTTTAGCGTACTCCGGGCCGTTCTCCACAATCAATCCGTCTGCCGGCATTGCGTGGTACATAAGACTTGACTGTTGTGCCATAATCGGCAGCGACATCTTCATAATCTGGTATGACTCAAAGTCTTTTATCCAGCCTTCAAAGTCTGAGGTGCTCCATCCCATTTGCTGAATTGCTCCCCAAAAAGGCAGTTTTTTAGGGCGCACCATTGCCATGCGTTCTGTGGAAACTCTCACGCCACCAAGGGGAATAAAGAGCGAGCGTGCGTATAAATATGTTTCTGCCGTGATGTTGTAGTCCGGTACAAATACACAATTCCAACGGTCAGCGTTTACCCAATATTTAATAAACTTTGTTTCGTTTCCTACGCGCTTTTTAATCTGTTCGAGCGTTTCCTGGAATGTGAGCGGGTTGTCTCCCTTCAAGACCGGGTAGCAAGCGTCTCCACCAAAAATAAGCGCCTGTGTAATGGCATTTGCGTATGCGTCACTGAACCCGCATTCATTTGCGTAATCGTCGAGCTTCTGTATGTCTTCCGGCTTCATTTCTGCACACTCAAAGTGCACACCGTCCAAAGAAAGACATCCAGCCTTTTTATCGATAATGCGTGCAGGAATTCCGCCTCCTGCGTAGTAAGCGGTGGCTTCTGAAGGAAGGATTGAAACCGGCACAAAGCTCTCTATCTGCATTCCCGGGTCTATGAGCGTTCCGATTCCTGTTGTCGGGTTTGCGTAGTCTCCGTCCTGCACGATTCCTGGTGTATTGCGGAGCTTTTCTCTTTCAAGTGCTTCTTCTACGCGTGCCTTGAGCCTTGCTGGAAAGTCTGAAATCAAACGCTGACGCATTTCTGTGGCCGTCTGAATTTCTCCGGCGCTTGCTCTTGCGTCCTGCACGATTGCAGACATCTCATCCTTGATTGTGTCGAGTTCTCCGGCGTCAAGTGTTATCTGTTCGTATCCGTCGTCAGTCTCTTTGTGCTCACTCTCGTGGCTTGCGAGTATTTCAAATATTGCCTTGTGGTGTTCGTTTGTCTCTGATTTAATTAATTCTTTAAATGTTGCCATATCTTTATAGTCCTTTTACGTGTTTTGCCCTGCTATATTAATGTATCCGTGTTCAGCGACGGCCTCTCGGCTTAGTTCCTTTAAGTCCATGAAGTCTTGATCGCTTCGTACAATTCGGTAGATTACGTATTCGAGGGAGTCGCAGTAGTGGTCCGGCGCACTCTCTCCCTTTCCTTTCTCCGGCTGGCCTAGGTCGTTGTATGAACGAACTTTTAGCGCTTCGGATAGGTCGTTTGTCTCTTTGCAGTCAAAAACTTTCAGCAGACCCATTTTGAACAGTTTGTTAATGTAAAAAACTCTATCCAATATTCGCGGGTTCGAGCTTCCTATTCGGCATTGGATTCCGTTGTCTATAATCTCTTGTTTGTAACCTTTTAGAATTTCCTTTCCTGCGCTGTCCGGGAACCATAATATTTGGTTCTGCTGGTACGTGCTGCGCATTATGGCCGGTCCGCCACCAATTTCTTTGAAGCTCCAACCTCGGATGATGTACAGCTTCTTGTCCTTCTTTACGACCGCTACGGCCTTTGAAAATCCGCTATTCAAGTCCTGGCCAATCATTACGACGTAGTTCGGTGTAATTTCAAATGGCTTGCACTTGCACGTTGCTTCGTCGTAGTTGCCGTAAACGCGACCGCTCTGCAAGTTTACAAAGCGTCCCTCCAAATAAGCGAGGCGTTCCTGTTCGTCATAAATTGCATAAAGGTTCTTGACGTACTGTGGGTCTAGGCTCGTGTTGTTCTTTGTAAGACCTCGGATTAAAACATTCGGCAGATTGCTGTTGCGTAAGTCCTGCACGATTTTATAAAGTCCCCGATAGCCGTGAACGGTGGAGTAGTAAATAATAAACGGCTTTCTGCCGTCTGGGAGCGTGAGTCGTGTACGTTCACTAAGAGCCTTGTGCGCTTCAATTGCTTTCATTTCTGGGAGCTCGTCGACCTCGTCGCAGAGCGTAATGTGTACGTTCGGTCCGTAGATGTCTGTCGGCTGTCCTGTGGCAATCAGCAAAAAGCGCACAGTACCTATGGTGATTATGTTGTCCTTCTGATTGTAGTCGAACCTGGAGCCGGTCTTTTTAAAGAGCTTCTGCAAGTCCAGGATGACCGTCTTGTTTAGTAGCGTGATTGTAGTGGAGCAGAGCGCTATCGTTATGTCCTGGCCTTGGTAGCGCTTCGTTAAGAGAATTACCGTTAAAACAATTGAGAAACTCTTCCCGCAGCCGTACCCTCCGCAAAGCTCAAAATAAGAAACATCTGGAAAAGCAAACGGCGCAGAAACGATTTGACGCTGATGTATGAATGGTGTAATTCTTGATTGTACAATTTTACTCTGGTTCGCCACCGGTTACCTCTATATCGGCCGATTCTTTGAGCTCCTCTGCACTCATGGTGTCTCCAGTGAGGTTGATGTTCAGAGGGTCCTCGTTTGAAATCTGAATTGTCGGTGTGTCCTCGTAGCCTCGCTCTTTGCCTTTCATTCTTAAGTACCACTTACTTGTTGCCGTGTCGCCGTTTACGAGTTCCTTAAAAATGTTATTTTCTGCCAGGTCGAGCATTGCTTCTTTTTCTGCACGCACTGCGTTTTCGCAACTTTCCCATTTGTGAATGTATCGGTCCACTGTTTCCCAGCAGATGTGCTCCTGTAGGCTCGATTCAAGTTTACGCTGTATTTTGGACACGAGCCCTTGCGAGTTTTTTATTGCTTCTAGCATTTGCTCCTGTGTGATTTCTTTTGCCATTTTTTACCCCTTTCAGTTTTTAAGTTTTTTCACGCTTTTTTTTAACGATTCACTGTTTATCGTGTTTGTTATTTACTTTCAACTTGACACCTGCAAGCCATTGAGTTACTCTATCAATATAAGGCAGTTTTTGGTGAGCCCCCGCATTTGGTGCGGACAGGAACTCTAAAGACTGCCTAACTTTTTCTATGCTTGTACTATCATTGTCATAATAGTAGTTCCCATTTACATCTTCACGAATGACAAGCCGAGTAAAATATTCAGAATTGCTGATTTTAGTTTTTACCGCATAATACAACATATTTAATGTCTGCTCTTTTTTAGAGTCCGTGTTCTTTTCTTCAAACATAAAAGTTGCTTTTTGTATGAGAGTGTCAATTTCTCCAAGTGCATATAAAACATTTCTATCTGCTATATGCTGTATTGTTTCCTTAAAACCTCTCATCGGACACTCGATTTTTATTCCGTCTTTTTCAATCGGTCTAATTAAAGTGTGATTTGAAATTGCACGATATTTCTGTTTTACAATTTCTTTGCACTCTTTTTCTGTTTTGCCTGAATATTCGCTCGTGTTAATAGTTATAGGTTTTGAGTTCATCAGTTCTGATTTTCTTTCTGTTTGAGTTTTACTATAACCTGAAAAATTAACATTTTGCTTTGTCCTTTTCCCTTTCCGATATTCTGAGCCATTTGTTGGTAATACTTGCCAGCCGTGTTTTGTTTTTTCGTGAAGTTTGCCGTCTGCCCATTTTCTAACTTCTCCGATTTTTGCATTGCTACATTTGTCTTGTATAAATTGCTCGTTGCATTCTTTTTTGTTGATTGCGTTTTTCATTCTTATTCGCTTCTTTCCGAGTATCCTTAATTCTGCAACTTCAAAGACATTCATTTTATTCTAGTCCTCCCGTTCCGACTTCCACTCCGTTTTCTTTTGCCCACTTTGTCCAACGCTTGCGGATAACATCACACATAACAGGATTTCGCTCCATTACGTAGCATTTTATTTTAAGTTTTTCGGCTGCAATCAGAGTTGAACCGCTTCCGCCAAAAAGGTCTAAGACTTCACCTTTTGAATAAAGTTTTAAGTATTTCTCGCAAAGTTCTACAGGCTTTGAATAATTCAAATCATTTTCACTGTCTTTTTTTCCGATAAAACATTTTGAATAAAGTTCTTTATCCAAACCCTTGTTCGGGTCTTGTTTTCCGATAATTGCAATGTACTCAATATCTGTCATTAAATGCCCTTTGTAATTTGGGATAGTATTAGTCTTTTTATAAAAAGCCAAATCATAGGGTAACTTGTTTTTTTCTGCCAATTCTATGTACTTTTTAATCAAAGGTTTATTGTGAAAATAGATATTTGTTTCTGAATAAATCTTTAGTTTCTGTGGATTAAAATGATTTACTTCGTTATTTTCCACTTGAGCCATGCTGTTTGCATGGTGAAGTATTCCCCCACCTTTTGTGTCGAGTTCGTAAGGTGGGTCTGTGAAAGTAAGAGCTATTTTCTTACCGTCTGTTAGACGTTCGACATCTTCTTCGACTGTACTGTCGCCACACATCAGAATGTGTCCGCCTAGGTCGTACATTTCGCCCGGCTGGCTGTCTGCGATTTCTTCTTCGTTCACTTCCGGCACTTCATCATCGCCTTGTATTTCTGTGTTTATGTCGTCCACTGAAATTGAAAGGTCTAAAAAGCCGTCAGGCAAAGATAAGTCTTCAATCTTAATCTCTAAGTTGTCAATGAATTCTTTTACGCTTTCCGCTGTCATGTGTCCATATGTGGAGTTGAGTTTTAAAAGAATTTCTTTTGCTTCGTTCTCGTCTTTGCAGTTTACATAAACCACAGGAAGAGCTGGCAGTTCTTCTCCGCTGGCGACCATTCTGTTTAACGCTCCGAGCCTTCCGTGGCCGTCTAGCACATGGTTTATGCCGTCATGTTTCCACACAAAAAATGGAAAAGAGAACCCGTGCTTTCTGATTGATTTTTCGATTTTCTCATAGTCTGCGTTTTCTCTGATTTTAAGTCCGCCCTGAAATTCTGTCAGTTCGTCTATTGAAAGTGTGTCCTTTGCATCGCATTTTATCGCTATCATTTTGCCACCTTTGCCCAATCTGTGCCGAACCTGTCAATGATGATTTTGAAATCTTCAAGGTCGTGTTTTCTAACGCTATAGATTTCGTCTCCATCTGAGCCTGGTTCAATTCCTACATGCAGTAATTCGTGAAACATTACAATTCTTATCTGGTCTGCGCTAAGGCCGACAAGGTTGTTCTTGAAGAGTGTTATTGTAAAGTCGTAATTAATCGCCCACTTGTTCTTTGCTGCTACCTTCTCGCATTCGCCTAGGACCAGCTTGTCTGTGTCTGCTTTCTTTGCGTTGTCGCTTTCAAGGTACGCAATACGTACTCGACTGTCTTTGATGTACTGAAGGTCTAATTCTGTATCTATCAGCGATTCTGCTATGCGCTGGTAGTTTTCGTTGAGTGTTCTGTGTTCCATTTGTGCTTCCTTTTCTTTATAGTCATTTTTGTTCTGGCGTGTTATAATTGTTCTGTTGTTCCGCGTGGAGGCGGTTGAACTATGAAGTTCGAGTATGTTTATATCCTTACAAATCCTGCCATGCCCGATTGGGTCAAAGTTGGAAAATCAAATAATGTTTTGCGACGTATTAATGATTTAAACTGCACGGCCGTTCCGCTTCCTTTTGAATGCTTCGCCTGTCTGAAAGTTCCTGCTGATAATGTTATGAACGTTGAGCGCGGGTTACAGACCTTCCTGGGGTATTCCTTCCAAAAAGAAAAAGAATTTTTTAGAACTTCGCCGGATCGCGTATTGAAGTATTTTGAAACGGCACAGCTTTTAAATCCTGCGTATGAAATCATAAAAGGTGAAGATTTGGAAGACGAGAGTCAAACCGATAAAGAAAAGTCAGCGGCTACTACATTTGCACTTCTGGACCTTCCTGTCGGTTCAAAGCTGGTTTATACCATGGATTCGAATGTCGTTTGTGAAGTTGCAGATAAATCAAACCATGTAATTTATAAGGGGCAAAAGTACACGATTTCCGGTCTTGCCGTGAAGCTCTGCGGATACAATGTAAACGGCTATACTCGTTTTATGTTTGAGGACGAGACGCTGTGGAAACGTCGCCAGCGTCTCCATCCGGAGTTATAACTTTCTCGCGCTCTCCGGTATCATCTGCGCAAATATGGCCATGAGCACCTGCTTTACGATTGCGTTTCCGGCTTGCTTATAAAGCTGTGTGTTGCTATTCACTTCCTGAGCTTTGTCGTAGTCCTCGTCTGTGTATCCCATAAGTCTCCAGCATTCTCTTGGTGTGAGTTTTCGGATTCTGTAGACTGTCTCGACATATCTTATGTTCTCGTTGCTTCCTACCATGAGAGTTGGTACTACATCTCCGCCTTTCTGCACTCGACCTCGCCTTGTGGTTGAATTAGGAAAGCTTGCATCATAACATCCGCCGACTTTGCATTTTATTGAGCCTTCCTTTGTGGCTTGCTTGATTTCTACACAATCTTGTTCAAGAACAAGATTGTCCTTTTGCACTGTTGTTAGCGTATTTGAGGTTCCGTTCATGTTTACTTCCAGCCTTTGCTCTGTTTGAGCACCTGTCGTTCTGTCGTTTGGATTCTGTGGGTTTCTTCCACGCATAGCCACAATGTATTTATAAGAGCCTTCCGGCAAGTTCGCTGGATGAGCAAGCGCGTTGTCGCCCTTATAAACCCTGTCCTGCTGATAAAACTGCTTTCCGCCGTTGGATTTTTTCTCGCCTATTCCTCCAACGCATTTAGTTTCTTCATAAATCTTCGGCACGTTCGCGGTCGTGATTGTCTGCGCGACGTTATCCTTGCTCTGCAACTGCAATTCCGATACTGCGGATTTTCTCTCATCGTCCTGATAGAATCTTATATTTCCGTTAGGCAGTTTTTTAGCCTTAATGCTGTTTTGTCTTTCGCTCATATTTTCCTCACCTTCAAGAATTTTCGGCTGGATGTTTCCGCCAGCACAAGTTGGAATGGTCGGACACAATCCGCAAGGGTCATAAACACGATTAGCACTCTCGAAGGTATGGTCGAGTGTGTTATCCATTTGTCCTATAATCTTTACTTCCATTCAATTACTCCATTCATTATGTTAAATCCTGTCCCAAATCCTTTGTAGTCTCTCGCACAAAGGGTTGTAGCCACTTCACAATTTCTTCTGTCGATTCTTTTGTAATTTAAGTACACTGTTTCTCGATTACTCCGTTCGTTCCGTAGTTGTTCACCCCTTTGTAATCTCTGCTCATTAATGTTATGGCTATGTCTTGTCTGACCGCACTTGCTTTCACATTTTTGTCTATCATGTTCTTGACACAAACTGTCAGCTTCAGCACGCTGTTCTGTTCTGTTCTGTTCTGTTCTGTTCTGTTCTGTTCTGTTGGGAGTTCTCCGCGTTCGATAAGTTCGGCGATCAGTTTGTCTGCCTTCTCGCTCTTGATGTAGTACTTCTCGTCGACCTAGTCTTCGAGGTAGTCTCTCATGACCTTCTCGAGCTTTACCGGTTCGGGAAATTCATAATCTATAAACTCTGGGGATAAAATGGAAACGCAGAAACATCTATCACGGTTCTGTGGGATTCCGTAGTCTTTTGCGTTTAAGTCCTGGTAAAAATTGAAGTATCCGCGGCTGCGTAAAAAAGCGAGCCATGTGTCATAATCTGACTTGTTCTGCTCTGCGTGAACCTGCGGAACGTTTTCCATGAGCAGTACCTGTGGCAGTTCGTCTGCTGGCAGTTCTTTTAAGATTCGCTCGACTTCCCACAATAAGCCGGAGTGGGTGGAGTTGCCTTGTTCCCATTCGGCTTTGCTCATGCCCTGCATTTTTCCGGTCAGTGAAAGGTCGGTGCAAGGGAAAGAGTAGGTCATAATGTAGGTGAAGGTCTCTCTCTCTACGATTCCAAGGTCTGCGCCGTGAACGTTTCGGATGTCCGCTGTTTCAAAGCTCGTACCGTGGATTGCGTTGTAACTAGACACTGCGTACTTGTCGAACTCTACAAGCTTGTAATGTTCGAAGTCCGCGCCAATATCGCGCAGGGCCATTGCCTGGCTACCGATTCCGCCGAACAATTCAATAAGGCGGATTCTGTTTGTGATTTCCAGTTTCGGGAAATCGAATAATGTTGCTTCCATGACCTTACAGTCATTTTGGGCTTTACAGGTAACCTGGTGTCGGGAATTTAGTTTTAAAATATAATTTGACTTTTATTGCATTAAGATTTAATCTTTCCCATAGAAGCAAGCGCAGCTCCCACCTGGTCGTATATGTCGAGAAAGCCAGGCGTGTATCCATATTTCGCGTTTACCGCTTTTATGGTTTCTGCAGCTTGCTTTTCTGTTCTATGATCATAAAATCCTGTAAATAAGTATTTACCTTTTTCTTTTTTTATAATGGCTGTAAATCCGTTTTTATGTATTTGCCAAGAGTTTTTATCTTGCTGGGGAGTTATTTTTGTGCCATTCTGTATTGTGTCAAGAATAGCATATAACGTGCAGGCTATATTTCTTTTTATCTTTTGAGTATCTGTCTCACCTTTTCCTTTTCTAAATTGTTCATCAAATCTGCGCTGTATAATATGCCTTAATCCGTGCCCATTTTCATTCCACGACACACGTATTTGTCCGAGATTATTGTTTCTTACATTAAAAGGCTCTTTTGTTTTGAGAAGTTGAGCTATTGCTTTTACCCCTTCATATCCATCTTTTTGACCTGGTACTTTTATCCACCCATGAGCCGTTTTTTGATGTAAACCATCTTTCCATTGAGCTGTTTCTCCGATTTTATAATTACTATGTTTATCTTCTACCCAATCTTTGAGGTCTGCAATCTGCGACAGTCTAATTCTTGTATCCCCGGTCAGCTCGCGCTTGCGGGGAAGTGGGAGAGGTCTTCTTCCTCTGATTATAGTGTCGCCTGTAAGCACACGCATTCTATTTCCTTACGCGGATTCGTGTGTCGCCTGTTAATGTTCTTTCCTGTTTCTCGCGTGGCGCGTTGATTGACTGTGCTGTGTAGGCTGCGTCTTCGGGGTAGTTACTAATAAGATCTCGGGCTGTCTGTTCGTCAAGTTCTATGCTCTTAGTGTCCCGGCGTCACTCATTTATTCACTCTCCATTAAATCAATTTCTTAAATGTATACTGACAATGCGGTCCAGAATTTATATAATCGATTATATAAGATTCACCTTTTGTAATATCACCACATGTAACTTCAGAATCATAAGGAATATAAAACTCAATCTCATGTTTTTTTAAACCACTTTGTATATACAAAAATAACTTGCATTGTGCTGAATCTTCATACGAAATAATCTTATAATCTTTTAATTTACCTATCCATTCATAATAACAATCTGTACCCAAAGAATTGGCATAATGTTCTTCAATTTTCACAAGTGCATATCTTTTAAGAGTACGAATTGCATTTCTCAAATGATGTTTATCAAAATCCATTTCTATTTACTCTCCTTTGCAAGTACAATTTTTTTCCAAGCAGAAACTCCCCAAGCATTATCACCGTCATCATCTGGTAAATGATAAGTTTCAAAGTGCCAAGGCTCTCCACTTCCAACATCATTGTAATAACCAACTTCACAAATATCTAAATCAATATCACCAAAAATACAAAGAACTGGTTTATTATCTTTTGGATAATCTTTGTCTTTTACATAATGCCATTCATTAGCCTTGTTATAACCGAACTCTGCACCATCTCGAAAGGCTCTTTCTATTCTCTGTTTATAAGATTCTGAAAAGGAATTTAAATCTCTTTTATTTATTCTATATTCTTCTGCTTCTTTCTCAAACATAAGTTACTCCTTGTTCTCAAACTTTGGTATTTCGTACCAAGCGTGAATTCCCATTCCACCAATACCTAAAAAACCTCTATCTGGCTGATACGCTGTAGGCATTCCTGCTTGATTAAGCACAAGTCTGCAGTCATCAGGCACATCTTGCGGGTCTTTCCATACATCATGCCACTTCGGTTCTATTTGTTTGGTTATGTTATCAAGTTTAATAACTTCCATTCTTAATTTGTCGAAAGAATTAGGGTGTACCTCCATTCCTTTTCCTTCATAAACAGTTTGAACATCTTCAAGTAATTCTCTTAGTTCTTCTGTCATCTATTCCTCCTCAAACTTTGGTATTTCGTACCAAGTGGTAACACTCTCAAATTCATCTTTTGTTTTTCTTCTTACATAAACTGTAAACTTTATCATTGTTTATTCCTCCACTAAAGGCTCATGCCATTCTGCTTCATCCCAAGCACGAATAAGAACATCATTATTAACAGGTTTGTCTTCGCGGTCTAAGTAAGTGGTCATATAACTATAGCCTGCAGTACTGTCTCGTATTCTAAACTGTCCATTTCCTTGAGCAAGCCACTTTGCAAGCTCACGATTGGTCATTCTCCGTGTCTTAGGCTCCGGCTTAACACGGTAATCCTCCACCTCTGCCTGCCAGTAAGGTTCTGGTATGTCCTCCCATCCTTGTTTAGTGTGTATCTGAATAGTCGAACCTTCTTCATAGGCTTTCTTTAACTCAGCATAAGGGTCGTCCTTTTCTTCAGATTCAGGTTTGATGCGGTAGAGTGTTATAGGGTTAGTCCAATCTGGGTTAACCCAGTCCACCCAATCAGGATGTTTGGTAGTCCCAAAATTCATTTGGATAACCTTACCTTCTGCATAAGCTTTCTTTAACTCGGCATAAGGGTCTTTCTCTTCCGCAATACGATACTTTTCAACTTCTTCCCAAGTAGGGGCTTCTATTGGTACCCAATCTCCATATGCTATATCAACTTCAACCTTAGCGCCATTCTTCCAAGCCTCATAAACATCTGCGTGCTTCTTAGGACAGACGAGTTTTGCTAGTGACGCCACGCCTTCAAGTGTTTCAAATCTCCAAAAGTGTTCTTCATCTGCTATGCCAACAAGTTCACAAACCTCTGTGTCATTTTTGATATTCGCAAGTGAAGCTCCAGCAAAAACTATATCGCCTGCTTCAAGTTCATCTGCATCTACTGCGCTGTAAATCTTGCCTACTGTTTTCATTTATTTCCTCCTTTGTCTACCTTCCAAACCTCCGGGTCAAGTACGAGATTCAATAACCCCATTATTCCTGCTCCTACAATCATTCCTTCTACAATAAGGAAGGTTTCCTTATCTTTAATAAAGAAAGATGACATCCATACAAAGAGAAAGTTTCCGATACATAAAACCCGATTAAAGATTCTTATAAATGTTTTCATTGTTTACTCCTCAATTCTGCTTCTGCATCAATTCCTGTAATTTCCTTGAACACTTCATTGTCCCAGTTTGGCAGGTCGAAAAGTTCCTTTCGTTCTTCAACGCTTGCCTTATCCCATGCATGACGCCATGCTTCCTTATAGTCAAGTGTCTTCAAGAATCCACCGCAAGCTTCAATTTCCTTTTTGTGTGCTTCTTTTTCTTCTTCTGTTGCAGTATCATGCGATACCCATACAGTCAAATCAAAGTAGCACCAGGAAAGAATGTTTACATCATTTCTTTTCATGGAAGTTTCTTTGTTGAACATTCTGACATTCGGTTCGTTAGAGTTGAAAAAGCCACTGTTACAATCGCCACTGTTCCAATTGCCACAGTTATGATTGCCACTGTTACAATGGCCACTGTTCCAATCGCCACTGTTCCAATGGCCACTGTTCCAATGGCCACTGTTACAATCGCCACTGTTCCAATCGCCACTGTTACAATCGCCACTGTTCCAATTGCCACAGTTATGATTGCCACTGTTACAATCGCCACTGTTATGATTGCCACTGTTATGATTGCCACTGTTACAATCGCCACAGTTATGATTGCCACTGTTATGATTGCCACTGTTACAATGGCCACTGTTATGATTGCCACTGGTTATCAATTCCTGTTTTTCTTCACCTTCAATTTCCCG